TGTGGACATCGTTATCGACCATCCTTCTATGCATATCCCAGCCATCTTTACGGCCTCGCCAGTAATGTATAGTTTTGACGTTTTCGATATATGTGCCAATAGCCCAGGTAAGTAATAACCCTACGACTACTCCCCACATAATTAGATACCCAAAGTCTTTCAGCTCTGTGTACATGTAGCCCTACTTTCTATGCTCACGCTTTGTGGCATGGAAATAGTGTGACACCTGTGTACGACTTTGTGGATGATTTAGAGCCTATATTTGATAACGATTTGATAACGTTATTTGTAAAGTTTGCCCTCAAATATGAAGCTGCCATCTGAATTTATAGGGATGGTTACTACCTGGACTTTACGCTCATGGACATAGGCCACAGCAAAGCCTTGCTGCCAGTTAGCATAGCCCCTTGTATATGCCATGCCTGAACTGCTCAAATCTACTAAATTGCCAACCTCAACTCCCCACACAGTACGCCCTAATTGGCCTCTAGATGCCTCTGTAAAGGCCGACTGGCCTAATCTATGGGTATGCCCACACACCACGCTCTTACCAAGCCTTCTAGCCCCATTTAAGGCCGTTTGTCCAGGTACTTGGCTAAGAGGGAAAGCGTCACCATGAACGGCTGTCCAGCCTGGTGCCCAATCGAGCCCAAATGGGTGGAATTTAATCTGGAGCTTGTCATATCCCATAAAACGCTCATACTGCATTTCGGGTAAGTTGAGAAATGATGGGAGTCTTTTTTTAATTGATCGGTAGAGTCGGATTCCATGATTACTCCCTAGTACATCTGTTACCCCTAAGTAACTTAATACTTCTTGTGTTTGTTTTCTATCATCGTTTATGTTGCCGACCATCTCATCGATAGTGCCTGCATTAAAACCGCCTAGCTGTGGTAAATCAATTTCATCACCGATACAGATAGTTCTATGAGGCCGCCACTTAGTTAGAAAACGACCTACTGATTTGACACTTGCTTCATTAAAAAAAGGAACTTGCAGATCTGACACGAACGCAATTTTGCGCAATTAGTCCTCGTCTTCGTAGGGGTCATGGTCTGGATTAACTGGATCAAAGTCTGGACTGGTTGGTGCTATCCAGTCTGGGAATACGTTTTTATCGCACATCCCTAGAGCTTGATCTACTGGAAATCCTGCACGTCTTAGGCTTAAATAAAACTCACGCAACGAAATAGCATAGGTATCTAACTTGGTATTGATCTGCTCATGGGTGTATTTACCCTTGCGCTTATTAACCTTCTTACGCTTGCGTGCGGTTGCCATATTGTTATTGTCGCTTATTCATGATAAGGAATAGATCATCAACACGCTGTTCTAACCTAGTTAATTGATCTTTCATACTAGATCCACCATTAGGTCGTAGTTCGTTTAACCAGCCTTTAACGAGAAAACGTAATCCGATTAGCCCGCCTGATAGCACGGCCATAACGCCAGCGCCAAAGCCAGCCCATTCCGCTGGACTCATTTTTCATTAGTACCGATAACATCGGATTTGTCTAAAGCCCTAACTGCTGGACCAGCGAAAGCTGCAACTACTACAGACAGTGCTGGATCTAAACCTAATTCATTACTTGCTAAAAATGTTAAGAAAGATACTAATACCCCACGTGCATAAGATTTTAGTATGGCTTTTTGCTTCTTGCTTATCTTCATATTTTCCCCCCTAGTAGTGGTATATCGAACTCTCGGCCGTCTTTGTCGCCTAACTTTGTAAAGCTAATATGGATGTGCTTTGTGTGCTTATTAAAACCTTTGTACTTACGCCACTTAAAATTAAGTATCCTGCTAGCAATCATGCCATTATGGATTACGTAAGATATACGCTTATCGGTTTTCGCACATTTTCTGATCTGGTCAGCCAAATATATTGAGATCCCTTCGGATGAATCCAGGCGAGAATCCACATCAATGGCTCTGACACACCCAGATTTGTCTGGATTATGATCCGATTTGGTGGCGCTATGACGAGCATCACCAATCCACCCATCACTGGTAGTGCGGCGATCTGGATACCAGGTATCAATCTGATCTCTTAACTGTTTACCAGCTGCACACAGCCAGGGCTGTTTACTCATCCTCAGTTACAATCGGGGTGAAGTGTTCCGCTTCAGGATTTAGATAGCGTTGATAGTCTGAGTTGCCTTCGTCCATTGGTATCCACCAAACTTCTCCTGTTTCATCGGTTCTTTTGATTACAATCAAAGCATTAAGTTCATTTGATATTTCTTCATAAGTGTATTTCATTATAGTTCCGCCGATACTACGAAGGTTGAACCGAATAATCCTTGACCAGTTCCATTTGCTGTTCGGTATTCAGTAAATGAACTGTTGCTTAAAAATGTTGAACCTGTGCTTGAAGTGAAATTTGCATTGTTTGCGTTTGTTAACGAAACCGATGAACTTACTCTTAATTGAACTGGATAAACATAGGTGTAGTAATAGGTTGAACCACTTGTGACATTGCCACTAAACCCAATTCCTGTTGCCCCACCAGTTTGGTAATACCTCTGGCAAGCGGCTAACTCGCCTTGGATTGTGCCACCTGTACGGCTGAAAACTGTAGCAGTTGAACCTAATTCTAATTGCACTCCAGTTATTTCATAATAATCATTTGTGCTAGCAGTACCACTAGGAGTATAAGAAAAATACGCAGCAAGTTCTTTCGCAGTAGTTGCAACAGTTCCAGTAATTGTAAATCTCTGCCAAGTCGCTGTTAAAGTAACATCAGAAGTAGCAATTGTTGCTGTCCCTGTGTATGCAGTAATAACATTTTGATCTGTTCCTGTACCGCTTACTAAAACTGCACCAAGCAAGTCAGATGCACCTGAAAAGTTAGCACCCTTTCTTGCGTAAAAGGATAAAGTTACGCTTTTTCCAACATATTCAAAAGAGTTTGTTGTTTCTAAACTTTGCGCAAAATAGTTTGCACCTGTTCCTGTTTGCCCTGAATTGCGTTGCACTCTTGCGCAGTATTGAATAGACGGTAAATTTGTTGTGTCGTTTGTAGATTGGCGAGATACAGTAGATGCGGCTGATGCACCTGTTGAAAATACCCAACGGTCTGCCGTGTATGGCGCAGAAGATGCTGATACTGAAATAGATGTTCCGCGTTGCCAAATATCTAAGCCGCCATTAATCACACCATTTTTACCTGCTGCATCTAATGGTTTGTAATTAAGTCCAGTGGCTGCGGCACTATCCGCGACAAGTGTGTCGCCATTAGATCCTACTGCTAGTCTTGCTGGTACATCTGCGCCAGTTGCAGTTATTAAATCACCTTTAGCATCAACGATAGTATTTTGAATAGCATTAGGATCATCGGATGCAACCCAGTTAGCACCATCATAAACTTCTACCGCGTTTGTGTCTTTTAGATAAGACAACATTCCCTCAGCTACAACACCAGATAAGGCTGTAGTACGAGCTGCTGCATCGGCAAACACCATTACAGTCTGTTGCATTAAATAAGTGTTTACATCGCTAGCTGTTAAAACATCGCCAGTAGCGAATAACTTATACCCAGCACCTGCCATTTGAACTCCTTAGTAACTTAGGACATTATAGCCCAAAGTACCATAAATGCTATTATTTAGGATAAATGCATCTATGACTGGCTCTAGTGTCGTGAACGTAGTTTTCCAACTATTCGGGGTTATTGCCATCCGTACCCCAAAAATTTGTAAAGTTTTATCTATGGTAGATCCGCCAGGCTGAGTAGTCTTAACTGTAATAGGATCAAAGAAATCTAAATCTAAAGCTGCCAATATGCCTGAATTGTAGTTATCGGTGTATAGATCTAGGACTATGGCATCTACTCGGATAGAGGTTTCTTGCCTACTGGCTACATAAGCCTGCGCATAATCTAGGGCTACTGCATCTGACTGCATTAACAGATTATCTAAAAAGTAACTGTGCAAAAAGTACTTATCTATGCTGGCTTGGTTTAGGGCTACCTGTGGGCTTCCACCAGCTCTAGTGATAGTGGCTTTATTAAATACCAATACATCGTTTAATATCCAGGTAGCATCAAAGTAATCTATGCCTGTGCCAT